AGGCTCAAGCCAGCCTCGATCGCGATGGCGATGTCAGCGATCGGCTATTGCCATGCGGCAGCCGGCCTGGCGCAGCCGAATAAGCATCCCTCCGTGGTCGAGTTATGGGCTGGCACACGCCGCTCGCTCGGCATGGCCCAGCGCCGAGTGTCGCCGCTGGTTGTCGACCAGCTCGCGACCATCAGCCGCGCGTTGCCGCGCACGCTCGCTGGCCTGCGTGATCGCGCGCTGCTCGTGCTCGGCCTCGCTGGCGCCATGCGCCGATCCGAGCTGGTCGCGCTCACAGTAGGCGATGTGCAGTTTGCCAGCGGCGGCGGCCTGCTGCTGTATGTGAGCCGCAGCAAGACAGACCAGGAGGCGAGAGGTGTGCGCATCGGCATCGCGCGCGGCAACGATCCGCTCACATGCCCAGAACGCACCCTGCGCGCCTGGCTCAAGGCCTCGAGGCTCGAGCGTGGACCGTTGTTTCGAAGCGTGCGAGGCAAGCGGCTCGGCGCGAGCCTCACTGGCGCCGCTGTCGCGCTGGTCATCAAGCGCGCGGCCGCGGCAGTGGGCCTCGATGCCTCGAGCTACTCTGGCCATTCGCTGCGCGCAGGCCTCGCGACCAGCGCCGCACGAGCAGGCAAGGCCGATCGAGCCATCATGCAGCAAGGCCGCTGGTCTGGCCGCTCGATGGTCGATCGGTATGTGCGCGAGGCGCGCCTGCTCGATGAGGCAAACGCCAGCGCCGACATCGGCCTATGACACGCAGGCAATGCTCGCACTGTCCTTGGAAAGTCGGCACCGATCCGCGCGATATTCCGAACGGCTACGATGTTGCCAAGCATCGCGCTCTGGCCGAAACGATGGCGGCGCCAGGCGCATTCAATCCAGCAGAGCTGCGGATCATGGCATGCCATGAAAGCGCGCCTGGTCGCGAGCTGCCTTGCGTCGGCTGGCTGCATAACCAGCTTGGCGATGGCAACAACCTGGCACTGCGGCTGGCAGTGATCCGCGGCCGAGTCGCTGCCGACATCGAGATTGATGGCCCACAGCATGAGACATTCGAAGCAACGTTGCCGAGACGATAGACCAGTAGACTGGTCGACTGCGCGCTCGAGCGGCTGCTCGAGCCGCCAGCCAGGCGCCTGATGCGCCAGTGCACTAGGCAAGCAGCGCGCTGGTGTGCTAGGCATTTAGTCATGAACGCTATATCGCTCGCACAAGATGAGTTCGGCGTGCTCGAGGAGCACGATACCGGCAGCAGCGCGCTGGTCGCAGGTCGCCACTGGCCGATCAAGCACACGCTCGAGCGCGCACGATCCGGCTGGCTCGTGAACGCCTATGTTTGCGTAGGCGATGACTCGCTGACAACCACACGCAGCTACGACACTGCGGCCGATGCCTGGCGCGCCTGGCGTGAGCTCGTGAGCCGATGACCACGATCTATGCGATGTGCGGCCAGAAAGGCGGCATCGGCCGCACCACAATCGCTGTGTCTCTCGCTGCGCACTGGCTCGAGAAAGGCCGCAAGGTCCTGCTAGTCGACAGCGATCCGCAGCGCACTGCCAGCACATGGGTCGAGATCGCTGTCGAGCACAATCGACCAGCGCCGACCTCGGTTTACATGGGCGCAACGCTATGGAAGCCAGACCAGCTGCCGAAGATCGCGCCGCAGTTTGACATCGTGATCATCGATACGCCGCCGAGGCTCGGCGATGTGCAGCGAGCGGCGCTCATGATCGCCGATGTCGCGCTGCTGCCATGTGGGCCATCCGCGCATGATTGCTGGGCCATGGCCGAATCGGTCGAGCTCATCAACCAGGCGCGCATTGTGCGGCCAGAGATCGGCGCTGCGATCGTGCTGACTCGCAAAGTCGCGCGCACTGTCGTAGGTCGCGAGGCGCGCGAGGTGCTCGCAGAGAGCGGCCTGCCTGTGCTCGGCATCGAGCTCGGCTATCGCATCGACTATCAGGAGGCGAGCGCCGCAGGCGCTGGCGTCACCACACATGCGCCTACTAGCTTCGCAGCCAGCGAGCTGCGCCAGCTGGCCGCCGAGCTCGAGCTGCTCGCTCGAGGCCGCAAGGTGCGCGCGACTCGTGCCGCTCGTGCTGCTGTTGCTGCTACGGAGAGACGATGACCAAACATGCCAAGGCCCAGATCCGAGCGCCTCGCGCGGCCGCTGCGTTCGTGAGCGGCGAGCAACCAGCCAACCAGGCGACCAGTAAGCCAGCCAAGCAGTCGACCAGCAAGCCAGTCGACCAGTCGACTAAGCGCCGAGGTGTGGTCGCGCGGCCTGGTCGCGACCTCGACAGAATCACGGCCTATCTGCCGCTCGAGCTCGGCCAGCGCCTACGTGTTCACTGCACTGGCGAGCGGATCGAGCTCAGCGCTGCCATCGCCGAGGCGCTCAACGCATGGCTGCCAGCTCGAGGTGCCAAATGAGCAAGCAGCGCAAGAAAGCACCTCGAGCTCGGCGGCCAGGGAAGGGTGAGGCCGAGCGGCTCACCATCTCGGTATCGGCCGAGACAGCGGCATGGCTGCGCGCCGAGGCCAGCGCGCTCGGCGGCTGCTCGCTCGGCGATGTCATCGAAGGCGCGCGGCTGGCGGTACAGGCCGCAGACGCTCACGCCCTGGCTGCCGCGCGCCGAGGCCTACGCTCGGCAGGCGAGCTGCCCTCCTCGATGCTCGTGCTCGATGCCGAGGCCGCCGAGGCACTTGAGCGCCTCGGTCTGATCGAGCGCGATCCGCAGAGCTAGAGCTGCTCGATGTCGTTGGCGATGTGCGCGCGCACAGCGGCATCTTTGGCCTCGAGCAGCTTTCTCAAGGCGACTGTGCGCTCTGGATTCTGCGGCAGCGTGCGAATGACATGCGCTGCGAGGTCACAGAATGGCGCCGAGACTTGCTGCAGCGCATGCGGAAGGTGTGCGTAGGCGAAAAACTGCTCGATGTGATCGGCCATACGACCAGCCTATCAGCAGACTGCCGCACTGGTCGACTGGTCGACTAGGACCCAGTATTCGCGCCGCCGCAGGCCGGTCTCGGCGCGCCTGCGGCGCTCGATCCTGGCGACGCTGCCTGCATCGTTGCGCCAGATGCAGGCCTGCGCATCGAACCTGTAGCCAGCATCGCGCAGCGCCTCGGCGGCCGCGCTGAAATAGGGATAAGCCTGCTGCTGCATGGACACAGTATCGGCTGGCCGAGGCGCTCGGCCAAGTGTCGATATAGTGTAAACGCGCTAATGCTGTGCGGCTTGTCGCTACACCTGCCTACATGTTTCGATCCGCATGATGCAGGCGCAGAGCCTGATTCTGGCTTGCGGCTATATCGCGCATGCGCGCGAATGGTCATCGAGGCGCGCAGCCGGCCTCGGCGAGCTCACGCTGCGTGCTCGTGACAGCGGCCTGCATCGCCTCGAGCTCGGCGGCATCCTGCGAGCAGGCCTTGAGCTCGGCGTGCGTGAGCCGCTTGAGCAGCTGCGCAAGCAGCCAGGCATCGTTGCGTGACAGCGTGATCGATACGGTTTCAGGCATGGCGCTCGGAATAGCTCGAGCAGGCCTGCCAGTCGAGTCGCCGCTCGACCAGTGGACTGGTCGACTGGTCGACTGTAGGGTGCGCCATGGCAATACCTCGGCCGCCAACTAACTCGGATTGGTGCAGCGCACCAGATGCCTCGCACCCTCGAGTCGAGCCGACTGCGCCGACAAAGGCTGCTGGCTGGGTCGCTGGCGGCCGAGTCAGCGCCGCCAATCTCAACTGGCTGCTCTACAATTTCGACCAGTGGACGGACTGGTTCGATGAGTTCATCGCAAACAATGGGAGCTTCTGAGCCATGCCAGTCGCGCGACCGAGCGACATGCTCGACTGGGGCGGCATCCCGATCGAGCCGACTACGCCACAGAAGGCCAGCGGATTCGCTGTCTCGCAGAACGTGCCAGCCGAGGCATTCAACTGGCTGCTGCAAAATATCGACAGCTGGATCAAGTATGCGGTCGACTACATCGATACGACCTATCCAGCAGCCAAGGCGCTCGCAGGCGCTGGCCAGGTCTTTGGTGTGCCGCATCCGATGCGCACGCTCGCAGCTGCTGCCACGATGACATTCGCCAGCGTTTCGGCAGCGGTAAACGCGACAGGCGCGCTGCAGCATGTCGTTGCTGTCGGCGTTGCAGGTAAGACGCTGCGCTTCGATGTCCTCACGCAGGCGATTGCCTCGAGCACATGGGGTCTGGCGACCGACTGCAACGACATCGCATATGGCAATAGTCGCTACCTCGCCTGCGGCGCGACTGGCAAGGTTCGCACCTCGACCGATGGCTCGACATGGTCCGCCTATTTCGATGTCGGCGGCACATCTGCGCTCTCATCGATCGCATTCAGTGCTGATCGCACGCTGTTTTGCGCTGTCGGTACCGATTCAGGCGGAACCAATGGCACAACAGTTACAGGGAACGGCGTTGTCGCGCCGACGCAGCGAGCTCTGCCAGTTGTCTCGGATGTGCCTCGGCGTGTGGTCTGGGTCGGCGGCGCTGTGCAGGCCTTCTATGTGTTCACGAACACCGCTGTCTATGCCTCGGCCGATCCAACAACAACGCCATTCGTGCAGGTCGGAACCTACAGTGCGTTTACAACTGTGCTCGATGCTTGCTGGCATCCGGACATCGGCATATTCGTGCTTGGCATCATCGGCGGCGCGCAGCTGCGCTACGTGTGGAGCCCCACTGGTGCGGCTGGCAGCTGGGTCTCGCAGCAGAGCGGCTACAACGCAACGCCGCTCGCTGCCAATCTGCTGGCGCTGCCTGGAAAGCTGTTCGTGTTCGTGAGCTACGGCAGCACATTCGCGAGCGTGGTATTCCCGATCGACACTATCTATAATCCAGATGCGCAGCCATGGGCCGATTCGCGCTATGTGCTGCCAGCTCGGCCTGCGCGCGCGAAGGTCCTGCATAACTCTGTGTATGTCGTTGGTATGCGCAGCGCGACCGATGGCAGCATCTTTGTGAGCGCGCCGCTCGAGTCGATCCGTACGTATTCGCGAGGTTAGAAATGCCGAGGCCTACGACCAGACCCAGTTGGATCGGCTCACGTCGTGAGCCGAGCGATGCGCAGAAGCTAGACGGATTCCGCGCCAACCAAACGCCGCCAGCCGAATGGCTCAACTGGGTCCTCGGCAAGCCTTCCGACTGGCTCGATTATATCGACGATTGGATCCAGACTGTTGCCACTCCGGAGGCTGATGCGCTCGAGCAGGCGCTCGAGATGCAGTCGGTATTCCCTGCGCGCGAGGTCGCTGCATCGACAGTCACTATGCAGATCAATGCGTGCGCGGCTGCCGTGAATGCCGCTGGTGCGCTGCTGCACGCTGTTGGCGTTGGCGCGAGCGGAATAATCATTCGATACGATGCCGTTCGTACCGAGACAACGCATCCGACAGCGGCGGCCGCGCTTACTCTCAACGATGTCATCTATGCAAATGGGCAATATGTTGCTGTTGGCGCGAATGGCTCTGTCCAGACATCGCCAGACGGCATCACATGGACGGCGCGAGGCGCCATCAATGTGGCCTATCAGCTGCAGTCGATCGCCTATGGCGGCGGCAGATATGTGGCAGTAGCCGTCGATGGCGGCAACTCAGGATGGTCATTTGATTCTGCAGACGCGATTACCTGGTCGGCTGCCGTATCATGGGGCGGCGGATTTTTGACGCGTATCGTCTGGGCTGGCGGCACGCACAATAAGTTTTTCGCTTTTGGCGCGACCTTTGTAAAGAGCAGCCCAGCCACGCCAGTCGCATGGACAACGGTCCACAACGCAAGCGGCAATTCCAGGTTATTCGATGCCGTTTGGCATCCCACGCTCGGATTCGTTTCGCTGAGCATGCCAACCTCGCCAGCTGGCCAGCTGCGGATCAGCGCAAGCGTAAACGGAACAACGTGGACCGTCGCAAACTCGACAACCAACTACGTCACAAGCACATCGGCATTCGCTCTGATGCCGTTCAATAAGTCGATCGCTGTGTGCTACAGCGTCTCGCCGACAAGCTACCTAACGGCTGTCATGTTCATGTTAGATTTTAGTCAGGCGCCGCAGCCGACTACGCTGCCGAGGGTGCTGCCAGCGATCTACGCTGGCGCAGTTGGTCGCGTAAAGCTGGCGCAGTCGACCTGGTTCGGTGCTTTCAACATCTCGGCGACACAGGCCAGGATCGTGTGCGGCCAGCCAGTTGAGACGCTGCGAGGTCTGCTGCCATGACCATCGGTCCAAACAAGCTTCTGCGCTACCTCGAGGCGCAGAGCATCTCGCAAGGCCGCCGAATCGATACCTGCGGCACAACCACGCTCAACGGCATGGCTGTGCGCATGTTTCCGAACGCGACCGCAGCCGAGACAATGGTTGCAGTCGGAAACTCGCAAACCGTTCGGCAGTTCGACTGCCGCACGCAGGTCGGCACGAATGCGACAATGGGCGTGGCTGGTTTCAACGTCAACGCTGTTGCGTTCAATCCAGTGATGGCCAAGTATTTCGCGGTCGGAAGTTCCGAGGCCGTTTATGAATCCGTGCTCGGCGCTACGTGGACGCAGGTCCCTGGTGCAGCCTCGACACTGCACAGCCTGTTCGGCATCGACTCTGGCGGCGCATATGCGCTCGCTGTCGGCGGCCTCAATCCTGCCGATGCAATATATCATCTAAAGACAACAACCAATCTGTTCATCCTGACAGCGCCTGCGCTCTTTACGCACGTTACCTACAGTCCGCAAGCCGACCGATTCATCTGTGCAGGCGCCTCCACGATCTATGCGTTCAATGCGAACACGAACGGATCCTCTCTGCTCGAGACGCATCCCGAAGGCAGCACGTGCACGGTCCTGGATACGTTCTACGATCCGATCGCAGACAGCGTGCAGGTCGTTCTGCGCCTGCCGAGCGGCGCGATTCGCGTCACATGCGTACGCGGCAGCGGCATGACTGTGACGCGATCGGTCGCGACAGCATCGACATTCACGAGCCAGACGCTGATGCGCGGCACGTGGACACGCTACAACGGTCCTTGCTACGTGTTCTCTGGTGAGGGCACTGTTGCGCCTCGGCAAACGGCTGCGATGCTGACTGCGCCTGCCGCCATCGGCGCGCCAGAGGCAAACGTTGCCTATGATCCGCTCAAGGCGACTACCTACCTGCCGAGCGTGGTTGCTGACAGCTCGATCAGGGACCTCGTGCGCATGAATGATCTGCTGTTCGTGCTCACGTCTGGGCCTGGAAACGAGCAGCGCATTTATCAGATGAGCGATCAGATGCCTAGCGAGGTAGCGTAGGCGAGGCAATCGGCGGCGCTGCGTGCGGCATGATGCGCAGCTGCACGAGCTCACTTCGCAGAACGTTCTGCGCTGTCCATTCGGCAACGAACTGGCACTTGTAAAGGCCTGGCGCCGAGACATCGGCGGCCGCTGGCTGGTAGCTCGCGACACCATTGCTGGCGCCTGTCGCTGCGCCTTGCAGCTCGAGCGCCTCGCCTGTGATGGCATTGGTCATAGCGAAGCTGAGCACAGCTGTGCTGAGATCGACTGGCACGCCATAGCGCACGAGCTGCAGCTCGAGCGGCTCATTGGTCGAGTTCACCTGGCGATCGGGAAAGCGCTTGCCGAGATCGATCATGCTGGGCCTCCTTGCGGCTGTGTGCCTGGTGCTGGTGCGCTGGTCGCGCCTGCTGGCGGCGGCAGGTCGCCGAGCTCGCGCCGAGGCCGCCGCTCGAGCGGCTCAGACGCGACCAGCCGCGCGCCTTCTCTGCGCGCGCGCGGCACCAGCGCGCCGCCGAAGCGCGCGAGGTGTGTGCTGCGAGGCCTGTGGCTGCTGCCGCTCTGCATGGCTACAGGATGCCTGTCAGCTTGCCGCCAGTGGTGAGCGCTGTGTCCGCCAGGCCTGTGCCTGCATCTGTGTGCGCGTAGTCGCTCGAGGCGCCGAGCGTGAAAACGCCAGAGAGCGCGATCGGCGCATAGTACATTTCGAGCGCGATGCCTTGCGCCTTGGCGTGCTGCATGAGCTCGGCAACCTGCGTTGCCAGCGTCGCTGTGATGGCGGTTCCTGTGAGACGGATCTGCAGCGTCGCAGGGTAAAACTCGAACAGGCTAATCCCGATCGCAGGCTCGCAGACCAGGCGCAGGATCGCGAGCAGCTCCTCTGGCTTGCCATTCGACCGCTGCACGCGCGCGCGCGCGAGGATCCAGACGCGATACACCTCATCGGTCCTGCCAGCGCGAGGCTGGCCTACCAGGTCGCCGAGCATGTTGAGGGCATCGCCAGTGGCATCGAATATCATCGTGCCGTAGTAGAGCGACCAGACGGCATCCTCGACATCCTGCACTTGCTCGAGGTAGCTCGCGAGCAGCGCCTGCAGCTTCGGCTGGCGCAGGTCGTATATCGGCAGCGCCTGGCCTTGCTTGATGTGGTCTGGATTGTGGTCGATGGTCATATGCCAGACCAGGTTGCGCCGCTGAATGTCGCGTATTCGCGAGGCCCAATGCTCAGCGTGTAGTTCGGCACGCTCGGCACAGCATCTGGCGGCACACTCGGCGCTTCGGCTATATCCATTGAGAAATTGACAACGCCTTGCACTGCTTGACCCACTGCGAGCAGGCGCACGAGATAGACCGTCGCAGCGATATCGAAGTAGGTATTGCTGGCAGGATCATTCGAGGCTGCGATGAGCGCTGCGCGCACTGACAGCGGCACGTAAGTCGAGGGTGTGCCGACTGTGACATCATATGTTGCGTTGATGACTACAGCTGTAGGCCGAGTGAAACTCACAATATGGTCGATGCCCTCGGAATCCTGGACTGTTACGTCAGTTGAGCCAGCCGTAAAGATACCGGCTGGCTTGTCTAGCCAGATCGTCTCTGCGATCTCCTCATCATCGCCGCCTCGGATCACGCATTCGAACGAATGGCCTGGCAGTGCGTTGCTGTCCATGCTGTCGGTAGTGTTCTCGAGGATGTGAACGCTGATCACGCCTGGCAGCTTGAGCAGGTCGGCGCGCACACCATCGATCGTTGAGCCGCCTTGCGCAGAGAGCTCGGCCTCGCGCCGCAGCCGATACTCCTCATCTGTCTCGACATCGTTGCCGAGGTCGGCGGCATCTGGATTCGTTACTGCTGTCCAGCCAGGCACAGGCGACTCGATTTTAGTCAGCGAGGCCGCTGGTGCCGACACTGGGCCTGTGGTCTGCGCCTGCGCCTGCACGAGGATCGGCGACACGCCTGCATAGGCCGCTGTTGCCAGCGTTGAGAAACGCACATCAGGCCGCGCTGGGTCGCTCACTACGCTGCCGGCTGGCACAGTGGCTGTCGTTGTGAGGCTCAGCGTAACCACGCTCGCCGCCGCAGGCTTGCGGATGCTGCCTGTGAGCGCGCCATTGTGGTCGAGCGCAACGCCTTCGGCCGAGTTCGGATCGTGTGCGTCGTAAATCTCTTGTGCGAGTTCCCAGACCTGCGCGAGCTGCATGGCGATGCTCATGTTGAGATTCGCCAGCACGCCTGTCGCGCTGTTGTTGAGCGAGCCATCGACGGTCGAGCGCTGCTGGTCCTGCAGTTCTGTGATGATCTGCTCGACCGTTTTGGCCTCGAATCCCAGCAGTGAAAGGCCGCTCATGTGTCCTCGCCTGGCTCAATAAATAGGATGTTTCGATACGTGAGCGTGATCTGCTCGCCTGTCTCAATGAAGGCAGCGACATCGACCGTCAGCTGCCTGGTGCGCCGATCGAACGTGAACTCGAGCCGCTCGATCGAGCGGATGCCTGCTGTCTCTCGAGTGACGCGATCGTAAATGTGCCGCAGCACAGACTCTGGCGGCTTCGGCCCAAAGATGATGTTTTGGTAGTCGATGCCGATGCGCCGATCGAGCGGCCATTCGCCTACGAACAGGCCTAGCCGCAGGTTCCAATCCTGCGCGATGGCCTCGGCGCCAGTCGCAATGCGCAGATCGCCAGCACTGATCACCAGGTCGCCAGTCAGAGGATCGAGCGCGAGGTCCGCCATCGGCCTCGGCCATATCGGCAGCCTGGCTCGAGCGCAAGCGCGAGCGACCAGTTGACTGGTCGACTGGCCGCTCGAGCGCCTGCTCGTGCAGTCGCCTGGTCAACTGCGCAGCCTCGAGGCCTGGCCAGGTCGGCTGCTCGAGCGAGCTCGCCGCCGCAGGCCTCGAGGCGTGCCTAAACAGCCTTGACCTTGGTTGCGGCTGTGGAAACGGGGCTGTGCGGGATGGTAGCTGTCGCACCATCAAAAGCTGTTTTGGTTGCGCCGCCTACTGTCGGTATGGTTCCGAGGCCTGTGCTGGTCGCCGCCTTTAGCGTCGTGATATCGGCCTTGAAATTTGTGCACTCTGTGTCGACCTTGCCTGCGAGCGCTACGAAGTCTGCGCCGCTGGCCGAGCCAGTCGTAACGCCGAGCTGAATGAGGCTGGCGGACATCGTGAGCACCAGGCCGCCGCTCTTACCGATCACTAGGTCTGTCGCGCTCACACCCTCGAGCAGCTCGCCGCTCGGCGCTGGGCCGAGCGGCAGCGCGATGGCGCCATCGAGCGTATGCATGCCGACATCGCCTGTTGAGACAGTGCCCTGGCTGCTTTTCTTGGCTGTCGCGATCCAGCGGTCGATGCTGCGCTCGGCAAAGACCAGCAGCACAAAGTCACCAGCCGCCATCGGCAGCGAGACGAAAAATCCGCCGCCTTGCGGATAGCCGATCGGCACACGAGGCAGCACAGGCAGGTCCTCCTCGGCCAGCGGCTGCGCCTGATCTTCCTCGGTCGCCAGAGCTCGCCGAAGGCATGGCCGCACATCAGCGAACTGCCGATTGCCATCGGCATACACGCTCACGATCTGGCCTGGCATGGCAGTATGCAGCTCGAATAGCGCCTGCGTTGCGGCATCCTGCAGCAGGTCTGCGAGCTCTGGCGTGCCGCTCACCCTGTGACCTCGCTCGTGATCTCGAGCGGCTCGATATCGGCCTCTGTGAGCTCGACCTCGGCGGCCGCTGGCGGCGCTGCGATGGCCTCGCAGGTCGTAGCCGGATCGGCCTCTGGCGTACCCTCGCCCTCACCCTCACCCTCGCCGCCATCTGGCGGCGCTGGCGGATTCATGGCCTCGGCCGCGGCCTCGGCGATGGAATCTGGCACATACGTATTCGTGGCAATCGGCTGGATCGGTTCGGTCATTTTGCAAATACCCTTAGCTCGAGTTCGATGCCCCACTCATCAGCGGAGGCATAGTCGCCTTTGTGCGTTGTAGTCTCAACGCGATACACGCCATTTACGTGCTTGCTCTGCAGCTCGACTCGGCGGCCTGGCAGCAGGTTCGGAATCATCAGCGTGCGGCAGCGCACCAGGCCGCCTTTGCCATGCTCTGGTGAGCCGACCAGGCCAGAGCTCTGCGAGAGGATGATGCCTTGCTCGGCGATCGGCTGGCCTCGAGGCAGCAGCTGCAGCTGGTTGTCCTGGATCGACCATTCGAGGCCGCAGCTGCGGCACACTCGATCGAGCTGTGACAGCGCATCGCCGCTCGCGACATAGCCTGTCTGCACAGTCGATGGCGACACATTCCAGAGCTGCGCCTTGCTCGCCGCATTCTCTGCATTGCCCATGCCGACAGCGAGCGCCTTGGCGCATTCAGTGATGATGGCGGCGACTTTCGTGCCTGCTGGGAATGACTTTTGGATCCGCTGTTTCTTGCGCGCCTTGGCGGCATCTGCGCTCGACACGCTGGTGATCCAGTCGTTGCCATCGCGCGTGCTGAATGCCTCGTGCAGCTGGCCGCGAAAGATCACGCTCGTGCCATCGGCATAGCCGGCCTCGACTGTCACGAATACATCTTTCATGCCCTGCAGCCGCTTGCGTGTGTCCTCGCTGAGATTGAATAGCTTTACCTCGGCGCTGTTGGCTGTCTTTGCCGACAGCGAGCGCTTGACCTCGAACTGCACTTGCAGCTGGCTCACGATGAGCGTGTCGACTTGCACCTTGTAGGCGCGATCGAACAGGTCGATCGAGTCGCTGTAGGCGCTCTGCTCGGCCATCAGAACTCACCATCAGTCACATAGTACAGACGGAATCGATCGCCCATGTCCTCGAGCGTTGGCTTCGCACCCTCATCGCGCAGATCCAGGAACCAGAGCTCGCCTGGCGGCATGCCTGCGATATATTGCCAGCGATACAACAGCGGAAACAGTGTCACCAGCCGGATCCCAAACACTAGCGGATTGCCCTCGCTGTCTGCGAGGTCGAGGTGCCAGCAGCTGCAGCGCTGCGACCAGACGATCCGCAGCGAATAGACCAGGTCGCCGAGCGGCACACGCTGCGTTGTATCTGGCTCTGGCGTTGTAACGATGCGCTGCGATGCCATCAGCCGCCTCCGCCGAACAGGCCCTTGACCTTGTCTGTGATGCCGAGGATCGCAGACCTCTGCCGAGGCGGCACCTCTGTCGGCTTTACCTCGGCTGTGTTCTGGTTGCCTTTGCTGATCGCTGGTGTCGCTCGCGTCTGCACAGGATCCGGCTTGCCTGCGATGCCCGTC